ATTCGCGAATGGTTCACAGATTAAGGCAGTAGCAGCCACACAAGAAGCGGGTCGTTCAGAAGCGCTATCATTATTGATACTTGACGAAGCAGCTTTTATAGAATACGCTGATTCAATATGGACTGCAGCACAACAAACACTAGCAACTGGTGGTGATTGTATTGCTCTCTCAACACCGAATGGTGTGGGTAATTGGTTTCACAGACAATGGGTTGATGCTATTGACGGAGCTAATGACTTTCATACAATTAAACTCCACTGGACTTGTCATCCTGATAGGGGTCAGAGTTGGAGAGATGACCAAGATAGAGTTCTCGGACCATCAAAAGCTGCACAAGAATGTGATGCTAGCTTTCTCACCTCTGGTGAATCAGTTGTTGACCCCCAAATTCTACAATGGTATAAAGAAGAAATGGTTGTTGACCCGATGGAACGAGCAGGTTTAGACAAAAATTTATGGATATGGGATTATCCGGATTATTCAAAAGAATATATGGTAGTAGCTGATGTAGCTCGTGGAGATGGTAGTGATTTCTCAGCGACACAAGTATTTGAAGTAGAAGATATGAAACAAGTTGCCGAATATAAAGGACAATTAGGAACAACAGATTATGGAAATTTCTTAATTGAATTATCGACAAAATATAACGATGCCTTACTCGTAGTTGAGAACAATAACATCGGTTGGGCGACAATACAAACTATTATAGACAGAGGATATAAGAACTTATTCTATATGTCAAAAGATTTACAAGTTGTTGATGTAGAACATCAAATGGTATCAAATAAGTACAGAAATCAAGACAAAAACATGGTACCAGGATTTTCAACGACAGTAAAAACAAGACCATTGATTATAGCGAAGATGGAAGAATACACTCGTGAAAAGATGGTAAAAATAAAATCACCGCGACTGATTGAAGAATTATTTACATTTATATATCATAATTCAAAACCAGAAGCGATGCAAGGTTACAACGATGATTTGGTTATGTCATATTCAATAACATTGTGGGTTAGAGATACTGCACTACGATTGAAAACTGATAAAGACAAGCACCAACGAGCTATGATGGATTCTATGTTGAATATGAACGGAAACACAGATTTTAGTTCCGGTTTTCAATTTGGTAAAGCTGGAGGCCCGAAAGAAAATCCATATGAAATGGAAGTACGCGGTGAAAAAGAAGACCTATCATGGTTAATTAAATAAGAGGTAAATAATGGCACAAAATGAAAATATATTAACAAGATTAGGGAAACTATTTCAATCAAACATAATTGTTAGAAAAACTGATAGTGGACAATTAAAAGTTAAAGATGTAGATTTCGGTCAATCAACATCATTAGTAAATAACTTTGTTGATAGATATAATAGACTTATACACGGTAATCCTAAACAAATGGGCTGGGCGGGTAAAGAGAATCAACGAAACGCGTACGAGGTAGCTCGTAATCAACTATTCAGAGATTATGAACTTATGGACGCCGACCCAATTATATCATCTGCCCTTGACATCTATTCAGATGAATCAACGATTGATAACATTGAAGGACAAATTCTTAAAATTAAAACAGATAATACAAAAGTTCATGAAATCTTACATAACTTATTCTATGATATAATCAATATTGAGTTTAATCTATGGTCTTGGATGAGAAACTTAACAAAATATGGTGATTTCTTTTTATCATTGGATATAGTAGATAAGTATGGTATTGTTAATGTTAAACCACTGTCATCGTATGGTGTATTCAGACTTGAAGACCACGACCCAGAAAATCCAAAATTAGTTCAATTTGAAATTGAAGAAGGTGGTAACAAAGAAGTTAAAGAAAATTATGAAGTAGCTCATTTCAGGTTAGTATCAGATTCTAATTTCTTACCATACGGTAAATCAATGTTAGAAGGAGCTCGTAGAGTATTTAAACAATTAACTCTTATGGAAGACGCTATGTTAATTCATAGAATTATGAGAGCACCAGAAAAAAGAATATTTAAAGTAGATATTGGAAACATACCTCCAAACGAAGTAGAAAACTTTATGAATAAAATCATAGGTAAGATGAAGAAGATTCCAGTAATTGACCAGGCAACGGGAGATTACAACTTACGATATAATGTAGAATCAACAACAGAAGATTATTATCTTCCAGTTCGTGGTTCTGACAGTGGAACAGCAATAGAAACCTTACAAGGATTAACAAATGAAGGTGCTATTGATGATATTGAATATTTAAGAAACAAGTTACATGCAGCTTTAAAAGTTCCAAAAGCATTTCTTGGATACGAAGAAAATGTTGGTAGTAAAGCAACATTAGCAGCTGAAGATGTTAGATTTGCAAGAACAATCGAAAGACTTCAAAAGATTGTTGTAGCTGAACTATCGAAGATTGCAATCGTTCATCTATATTCACAAGGATTTGAAGATGCAGAACTCATCAACTTTGATTTAGAATTACAGAATCCATCTATGATTCACGAACAAGAGAAACTTGAATTATTATCACAACAAGTTGATATTGCCAACTCACTTATCGAAAACAAACTATTATCAAGAGAGTGGATTTATGATAATATATTTGAATTTAATCAAGGTGATAAAGAAAAAGTATTTGATGGTATTATTGAAGATAGAAAACAAAACTTTAGATTTGAACAAATTGAAACTGAAGGTAACGACCCAGCAGAATCCGGAGAGAAAGCTGGAGATGATGAAGATTTAGAAATGGCTCGTAAAGGTTCTTGGGGTGGTGATAGACGGAAGGGAACTGGTGAAAAAGAATACGGAAACGAGTATGGTTTAGATGATATAAAAGACGCTACCAAATATGAACGAGAACGATATGGAAAACGAGAGTTCAAAGGTGGTTCACCATTAGCTACTTCAAAAGGTTCAACTCTTGTAACTCGTGAAGGTTTATTATCTCAACTAAAACAAAGATTTAGTAAGAACACTAATAATAAGAGTATTTTAAGTGAAGAAAACATAATAGAAGAAGAAACAAGTGAATAAATATAGTATAAACTATAAAAACTTTATATTTATATATGAAAAACTATACATTGTTGGAATCCAAATAAAACGGAGATATGAATATGCGTAAAGTAAAGCATAATAAGTTGCGTAATTGCGGCCTATTGTTTGAATTTTTACTACGACAAATTACTTCTGATGTCTTGAATAAGATAGACGGGAGCAAAGCTGTTGCTATAGTAAAGAATAAATTCAATGAAAACACGGAGTTAGGAAAAGAATTAGCACTATATAACATCATTATAAACAAGAAGTTCGGTGATGATAGAAAGGCTGATTATTTTATAAATGAAGTAATTAACGAAAGACATAAGTTAAACAATGCTTCATTAAGACGAGAAAAATATAATCTAATAAAAACAATTAGTGAACACTATGACTTGCAAAAGTTCATATCTTCAAAAGTTGATAACTATAAGATTTATGCATCTGCTTTTAAACTATTTGAATACTCTGATTCATTATCACCTGATGAGAAAACTGAATCTCACTTTAATCTTGTTGAACATATAACAACAAAGAGTGAAATCAAACTATCAGAAACAATGACGGCTCTTCCGGATGACGAAGATTTGAGAATACTTACATATAAGACATTACTTGAAAAGTTCAATCAAAAATACTCAAACTTAAACTCCCCACAAAAGAACTTATTAAAAGCTTATATCAACAATGTATCAAATACCAACTCACTTAAAGAATACATCGAAAGTGAAATCCCCAACATCAAAAAAGAACTTAAAGATAATAGTAAAAATCTAAAAGATAAAGTTGTTAAAATTAAGTTAAAAGAAGCTATCAATTCAGTTGATAAATTCTGTGATGTCGGTAATTCACAGAGCGTTAAAGATGACGCTGTAGTTCAGTTAATGAGATATTACGAGTTAGCAAAACAGTTGAAGAACAGTGGACGAAAGTAAGTTAAGAGAACTAATACGACACATCTTACAGAAAGAAATCTCTGGTACATCGGGTGCACCTGGATACGAAAAACCACTCGAAGATGAAGATGAGTTGGAAGAAATAACAACAACTACTGATGCTGATGGTTATTCGACACCAAATGCATTTGGAAAAGGTGATGGAAAAAAGAAACGAAAAGCCGGATTTGAAAAGGGACATAAAAAACCTAATGTATTCGGTTATTCTGTTGTTAAAGAAGAATTAGATAAAAAGGATATAGATATAATAAGAAAATTAATTAGAGACGTTATTTCAGATGTCTATCGTGACATTTGGATTAAACGAAATTCATGGAAGTAGGAGAATAAACAATGTTTTATCAGGACCCGGATAATTCAAAAAAACAAGTACCAGCTGGTATAACTTATCCAAGTACAAGTCATATTCCAGTATTTGCTACTGATGTGACAGCTCAAGTTGTTAAACCGGCACCAGGTACAATGACTTATAGTACGGAAAGTAATAAAGTTTTTATTTATGATGGCACTGCCTGGGGTTATAGAGCATCAGAATTTATATCTTCTTTCACTAATGATTATTCACTTGCCTTTGAGGGTGTTGATGAATATGTGGATATATCTATAACTAATTTTATGGATGCAGATTTTAGTATTAGTTGCTGGATGAATGCAGATAATGCTAATGTTGATTCGTGGGCAGGACTCGGTATAGGTTCTAATTATCAAAACGGATTAAAAATTGCTTATAACAGGTTATTATACAAGGATGATGCTGCTAATGTTTATGTTGAAGATTTCAGTCCTGCTCCCATTAATGATGAGTGGAATCATTTTGTTATATCGCATGATTTATCAACAAAGACTTTTAGTATGTATCTTAATGCAAATACAGCAACGACATCTACATATTCAGATAATTTATTAACTGACCGTGCCAGCTCAGATAATCTCTATATCAGTTCATTGGGAAGACCTTTTATAGGATATATTGATGAGGTATCTGTATTTAATGCAGCACTTTCATCGGCTGACGTAACAAGTCTTTATAATAATGGGGAACCAAATGATTTATCAGAACTTGCTAATTTACACGGCTGGTGGAGAATGGGGGATGACGATACACATCCAACCATTACAGATAACTCAGGAGTAGGTAATGATGGAACAATGATAAATATGGTATCAGGAGATATAGAGGAGAATACACCATAATGTACGACAATAGAAAATGGGCAATTATAACCCTTGCTGATTATACATCAAACCAATTAGAAAATTTAGTAGCAAAATCTATCCAGACAAGTGTAAGTACACTTAGAAAGTCATTAGATAACACAAAAGCAATACTTAAATGGGATGGAGACACTCCCGAAGTATTTGATGGTATAACAACTTATTCTCATTCGGAGATTTTAGAAATTTTAAGTGGTAACGATTGGATAAATAATGACTAAATTAACTAAACAAGATGAAACAACAATTAAACTAAGGGAAGTTATGTATGACAAATTAAAAGTAATTCATAAAAGAGTTGATGAAATACTATTATACGGTGAATATACAGGTGTAACAAGCACCAATCACAACACTTATGAATGTGATACCCAAGCAGAATTAGATACTAAGGTAATAGAATTAGGATTTGATATTCCAGATGTCTATCGTGACATTTGGATTAAACGAAATTCATGGAAGTAGGAGAATAAACAATGTCTTATATACAGGACCCAGATAATTCAAAAAAACAAGTAGCGGTTGGTATAACTTATCCAAGTACAAGTCATATTCCAGTATTTGCTACAGACACTGCAGCTCAAGTTACTAAACCAGCAAAGGGTACAATGACTTATAGTACAGAACAAACTAATGGAAGAATTTATATCTATGATGGTAGCGCTTGGGGCTATTTAGATATGACTGCATAGGGAGAATATTAAAATGTCAAAACAAATATTTTGGAGAAATGATAATGAATAGAGAGTTAATAGTAGATTGTCTGCCATTTGAAATAAATGAACAACAAATCAATGAATCCATTAAAACAAATGGTAAATTGATAGTGAAGGGAGTTCTTCAAAGAGCAGAAGCGATTAATCAAAATAAAAGAGTATATCCAAAGGAAACTCTTATGAGAGAAGCAAAGAAATACACAGCTACCCAAATCAAAGAAAGACGGGCTCTCGGAGAACTTGACCATCCAGATTCATCAGTCGTAAACTTAAACAATGTATCACATAACATTATGGAAATGCATTGGAATGGTGATGATTTAGTTGGAACGGTTGAAGTATTAGGAACACCAAGTGGAAATATCTTAAAAGAATTATTTAAAAGTGGAATTAAACTCGGAATATCATCTCGTGGTTTAGGTTCAGTTAAAGAAGTAAATGAGGATGGAGGTGAAGAAGATACTGTTGAAGTTCAACCTGACTTTGAATTGATTGCATTTGACTTTGTATCAAACCCATCAACGCACGGAGCTTTCCTATCACCGATTAAAGAAGGTGTTGAAAAGAAAACTTGTACAGTCGATTGTAAAATTGAAAGTATCATAAACGATATATTCAGAGGAGAGTAAGA